GGCGGTGGTAGCACAAATGGATCAAAAATACTTTTGCAATTTCATCATGCTTCAGGAACTAATTTTACAGATAGCGGTTGGTCAACCGCAAAGATTTACGCAAACAACTCTGGCTCTGGAAGTCCTCTAATAACTCTAAATAGAACTTCAGCAAATTCGTTTGCTTCACAGATATTAAGTGGTACTAGTGTAACAGCGAGTTATACTTTTAATGGAACAAGAGCTTTCTCAAGTTTCTTTGGTACAAATACCACTGCTTCAAATAACACTACACATTTCTTAAAGATAGAATAAAAAGGGGCAGAACGCCCCTTTCACTATTCGGCCTCTACGACCTCTGGCTCATCATCTGAACCCTCAACTGCTTCTTTTAATCTAGCAGTAAATCCTTCTGTAGCAACTGCAATTTGGTCTAACTCCATTTGGAAGTTTTGTTTCTTATTAGCTAAGCTATTAAGACAAGCGACAAAATATTTTGCTTCATCAGATAATTCAGAGATGACATATTTTTTATCGTCTAACACTAAGACTGGTTCTTCTTGTGTGACTTCTGGATTTTGAGTACTCATAATTCTCCTTATTTAAATACATCTTCCCAATTTCCTTGGGTGCTACTCTTAGCATACTCGGTAGCTCTATTTTCAAAAAAGTTGGTATGCTCAACTGCATTTAACTGATAGTCTAACCAAGGCAGTGGATTTTCGTCACTATGAAAAATACCTTTCATTCCTAGTCCAAGTAATCTTCTATCCGCAATATAACGAATATACTCTTTTACTTCTTTCGCTGTTAAATCAGGAATCTTAGCATTTTCAAAGCAAACATCAATAAACTTGTCTTCAAGTTCTACTACTCTTTCTGCAGCGCAGTAGATTTCATACTTTAGTTTATCTGTCCACAACTCTGGATTTTCAGCTATAAATGCTCTAAATAATTTAGATACATTTTCTACATGAAGTGTTTCATCACGAATACTCCATGTTACAATCTGACCCATTCCTCTCATGAGGTTGTGTCTTGGAAAATTCAAGAGTATAGCAAAACTACTGAAAAGCTGAACTCCTTCTGTGAAACCACTATATACAGCTAGAGTCTTAGCAATATCATGTTTTGATTCCATACTGAAATCACTTAGATATTCGTGCTTTTCTACCATTTCTTGAATGTCCATGAACTCTTGATACATATCGTCTGATTTACCAAGAGTCTCTAGAAGTAGAGAATATGCTTCTTGATGTACTGCTTCCATAGCAGCAAAACTTACTAACATCATTCTTACTTCTGGTTGTTTAAACGTTGGTAGATAGTGTTTTGCATAACCGCAACACACATCTACATCTGCCTGTGTAAAAAACTTGAATATATTATCAAGTAAAAGTCTAGTATCAGGCGTTAACTTTTCGTTGTAATCTTTTATATCGTCCTGTAATGGTACTTCATCAGGCAACCAGTGCATCTGCTGTTGCTTCTTGTATGCCTCAAAAGCCCACGGATAATTGAACGGTTTATAAAAATTTCTTTCTTCTAATAACATTTATCCCTCACAACTTAGACAATCTGATTGCTCAAAGATTATCTCTCTTTTTATCTTATTTGATACTACATCTGCTCTTGAGATTGCTTCACTTCTTAGATAGTAAAGTGTTTTCATATTCTTTGCCCATGCTAACATATGAACATTGTGTAGTTCACCTTTGTTTACATCAGGTGGAAAGAATAGATTTACACTTTGTGACTGACAAATAAACTCTTGTCTATTTGCAGCATGCTCTACTACCCAAGACTGATTAATCTCTACTGCAGTTTTAAATACTTCTTTTTCTAATTCAGATAGAAAATCTAAATGCTGTACACTCCCTTTATTTGTAACTATGCTTTTCCAAGTACCTTCATTGTTTTGTTGATACTTTTCTAAAACTTTCTCTAAGTATTTATTCTTCTGTAAAAATGATCCACTCTTTGTTTTCTGAGTGAAAGCATTAGCACGGTAAGGTTCTATACTTGGAGAAGTGTTACCACATATAATAGAACTACTAGCATTAGGAGCGATTGCTAAAAGATGTGCATTTCTTACTGAGCAAGAATCATCATCTGGACAAGCGCCTCTTTCAACTGCAAGTCGTTCTGTTGTATTTTGTGCTTGAGATTTGATATGAGAAAACATCTCAAAGTTTACAGTAGAAGCACCTACTCCTTCAAAAGGAATACCGTTTCTTTGTAAATAAGCATGAAATCCCATAGCGCCAAGACCTATTGATCTTTCTCTCATTGCACTAAATTTAGCTTTTTCTAACTGGTCAGGAGCATTATTTATAAAATATTCAAGAACGTTATCCAGCATACGCACTAAGTCTGGGACAAAGGCGGGTATCTGTTTCCATTCATCATAATATTCTAAATTTACGGAAGAAAGGCAACATACTGCTGTTCTTTCTTCGTTTGTAGCAAGAGTAATCTCAGAGCATAGATTGCTGTGATTGACTTGTAATCCTTTTCTTTTCTGAAATTCGGGTAAATCTGCATTTACTGCGTCTTCAAACATAATGTATGGTTCTCCTGTTTCCATACGGTTTTGAAGTATCTTTACCCAAAGCGCTCTTGCACTTACTACTTTTTTAACTTCTTTTGAGTGTGGGTCTATAAGTTCCCAACTATCGTCATACCCATCTTCATGAGTAGCTCTGTGAATCTTTTCCATAAAATCATCACTTAACACTATGCCATGATGTAAGTTTAAAAACTTACGGTTTGTGTCACCGCCTGTTGGTTTTCTTCCATCAAGAAACTCCTCTATCTCAGGGTGTGTAATATGCAGATAAGCTGCATACGACCCTCTACGAGTAACTCCTTGACTAAATGCCAACATTTCAGCGTCCACTACTTTTACAAATGGGACAACCCCTGTGCTTTCTGAACCTTTAGAAGTTCTAGTTCCAGAAGCACGAACATCACTCCAGCTTCCGCCTATACCACCACCAAATGATGATAAAAATGCGTTCTCTGTATAATGTCCTGTAATTCCTTCTCTGCTATCTTCAACATAGTTCAAGAAGCACGAGATGGGAAGACCCCGATCAGTTCCTCCATTTGAAAGAACTGGTGTAGCAAACATAAACCAATGTTTACTAGCATAATCATATAGTCTTTGGGCATGATCTTCATCATCTGCAAAAGCACTTGCTGCACGAGCAAAAGCTTGCTGAGGACTTGATTCATTCCCAACCATATATCTATCTTTTAATGTTCTAATAGACATTTCGTCTAATAAACTATCTCTACTGTAATCAATCTCCATTTACATACCTCATTATTTCACTATCAATTATATCTTTATTTGATTCCCCGATAGCTTCCTCTGAATATGTAAGTAAATCCATTAGTTCTACGTTCATCAGAAGTTGTTCTGAGTGTTCGTTAAGATTCTGAATGTATTTATACCTATCATTTATAGGGCATGCATCGTAAATATCAAAAACATTTCCATACTGTTCCATTAACTGTACAGCTCTCTTCGGTCCAATACCCGGTATTCCAGGTACATTGTCTCCTTTATCGCCTGTTAGGCACTTAAAGGTTATATAGTCAGGTATCTCAAAATCATAATGGTCGTCCCAATTATATACTGTTGTTTCTTTTCTAGTAACAGTACTAAATCTTGATACCCTATCGTTTATGAGTAAGTCCCAGTCTTTATCGGAAGAAATCAACCAACAATCTTGGAATCCATACTCGTCTAAATTTTTAGAAATATAAGCAGCGATATCGTCTGCCTCTACTCCTTTGAATTGAAAAACCATATGTTTCTTTTTCAACTCTGTTAGTGTGCTTGAAAATTCTGCCATAAACATTTCAAACTCTTTTTGTTCCTGTTCAGTCTGGTCGGCAAATCTTTCTTTACGGTTTGCTTTATACTCAGGGTATATTTCTTTTCTATAACTACTTCCTCCATCAGCCGTAATTATTATAGTTCCCGCCTCGTAAGATTTTGCCAACGACTCAACAGTTCTTATGTAATCCCACTTGAAATCAAGTATACCTTGATGTCTCCATCTAAAGGCTATATTCAAGCCGTCTACTATAAGAATATTTTCTTTTGGTTGTGGTTTTAACACATCTGCAAATTCTATTGCCATAATTACTCCAGTCTACTTATATCATCTGTTTTTATTACTTCAACTTTAGAAAGTAACGGGTGAGTCCAGCCATGTGATACTATGTAAGTATTTAACTCTTCCTCACCGAGTAGTATCTCAACTAACTTCTCTTTACCTGTTTCATCAAGTACATTTGTAACTTCGTCTAAGAAAAGTACATTGATTCTTGACTTTGATATACTACTCATTAGTTTTCTAATTGCAAGTAGAGTTGAAGTATTTACTCTTGCTAACTCTCCTGCACTAAGAGATAATATATCTACTGGCTTTCCATTATCATCTAATTCTACATTAAGTTTATCGTTTAACACTACAAACTGTAAGTTGAATCTTCCATCTGATAATTCAGCTAGATATTCATTTGTTAATTCCTCTAAGTCTTTTACTAAATTTTCTATCTTGTACGCTAGTAAACCATTTGTACTAAATGCTTTTTTAAGTATATCAGTACAAGATAACTTGTCTTCAATTAGATTTAATCTTTCTAAAAAGTAATCTAATTCGTTTTCAAACTCTTGTGTTTGTTCTTGTATAATACCTATTCTGGTATTGTGTCTTTCTCTATTTGTATTTTCTTCTATGATCTCTTGAAGTTTTTGTTTTTGCTCTGAAATTGTTGTTTCAAGATCATCAATACTTTGTTGTAAATTTTCTGCAGAAAGAATCTCTGAGGGTAAGCTTTGATCAATGCTTCTATAGCAGTCTTCCCACTCTTTTTTCTTGTTGTCTCTTTCAGTGATGTTCTCATTATTGCTTTTGATAGTATTAATTTCTGCTCTAATGGACTGTATTTTTTCTTCTGCTTCATTTATCTCTGTTTCTTGCTTTTTCTGCATTTGATTGATAAGATTACTATCAACCTCTTGCCCACATGTAGGGCATACCTCTTCATCTGTTCCTTCAAATTTACTTTGGAAAGCAACTGCTCTCCACTTTCCTAATTCTTCTTGTAAGTGATCGTAGCTCTCAACCTCGCCATATATCATTTTATACTTATCAAGGTCTATGAGTTCTAACTGTTCTTTCCAATAATTATTAGTATTTATTTTTTTATTTGTTTGAGTGATATTTTCAAATTCTACTTGTAATGAACGTAATCGTTTCTCGTCTTCTTCTGAGTAAAATGGTAAATCCAATTTAGGTAGTAGTGATGTATCTTCTAATTTATTGTCATTTAACCATTTTTCAATAGTTGAAAGTTTACCTTGCACAGAAGAAATCTCTGTACCCAGCTCTCTAGACATCTCTTTGAATACTTCAAAGTACTTGACATAGTTATCAAGTTGTAACAAATCAATCAAAAATTTCTTACGATTAGTGTCGGTAGCTGTGAGAAACTGTAAGCTGGCATTTGTATTTTGATATACAATTTGAGAAAAAGTTTTGAAATCAATTCCTAATATTTCTTCTAAAGTTTTATAAGTATTCGTAGCCGTATGAGATGATATATCTTCGTCATTCTTCCAGAGCCTACACTTGATACTTCCCTTACGAGAAACATCAAGTATATACTCATCATCGTTTACGGCAAAAGTAAGGTTTATACTATAACCCTTATCTATCTTACGATTTGCAATATCTGCTTTCTTAATACCTTTAGAATTTTTATTGAATAAAACCTCTTCTAATATGAGAGGTATTGAACTTTTTCCTGTACCGTTTGTTCCTACAAGTTGAGTGAGAGTATCAGAACTTAAATCAAGTTCATTGTTCTCGCCATAACTAAAACAATTACTCCACTTCAGCTTCTTTAGCTTTATCATTAAAAACTCCTACAATTTTTTTAATTTTATTATCTTCTAATTCTAATATATAGCTTAGATACTCTACTAATTCTTCTTCAATAGTCATCTCTGTATCAAGTATCAAAGCTGCTTCTGTCTTTCTTTTTATAACTTTTTTGTCTAATAAATCTGAATTTTTAATATTACTTAAATCAGATATATCTCCTTCAAGTTCGTATATTGTATGATGCCAGTCAGTCTGCACCATTTCTTCTGGGTTTGTTACAGTTTTTCTAATTAACTGTGGTAAGTTAAACTCATGCCATGTCCACTCCCAATGCACTTCAGGATTGATTAATAAGTAACCTGTTTTTACTTCATTTCTATGAAAAGAAGTAGTCATAGGACTGCCAGGATATACAATGTTTCGTTGAG